CACGTACCAACTGCTGGAAGCGTCATATTCGGTACTAGACCAATACCAATCATTTGTAAATATATTTTGACTACCAAACATAGAAGTTATGAGCTCATTGATTTCGGTTTTATACTTGGCCATAAGCATAAGTTCACCCAGTGCGGGCAGGTTCCACACGGTTGTATCTTCAATTCCGTCAGATTCAAGTGTACAGGCTTTATAGGCTCTGGCAGCTTCGGCGGCAGGGGCGCCGACAGTTCCCTGGGTGTCCTTAACGCCTGCAAGGGTTTCTATTATAACATCGGTATTTTCTTTGCCGTCGAACGTATCATAGAGTCCTTGGTTACCACTGCCGTAGTTTTTCAGGCCGCGCAGGTCTGTGCCGTAGCCGCCCCATTTGAAGGTTTTCGTACCATCGGCGGCGACACAGTCACTTTTGGCGATAATGAACTGGTGGCACTCGGCACGTAGCCGGATGCCGATACGGATATACTTGGAGCGGTTATTCGCGCTCATGGAGTTCCATTCGGAAGCTGTGAAAAAGACTTGTCCACCGTCTTCAATCCGGAGCGTAGCCAAAGAAAGGTCAAGAAGCGTACCTGCCCATTTCATATATTTGGCGATGTCGCTTGCGGGGGTGTTTTCATTTACAGTTGTAAAACCTATTGACTTTAAAGCTTCTATCTGGTCTTGTTTATTCAGGCGCAGAAGCATGGCGCTGGCGATATTTTTATCCATTTTATTGTATAATATTAAGTTAATACTATTCAGAAGCAACAGCTCTCACATGGAGAAGATTTGAATTTTTGTTTTGATTCGTAATACGCCCGGTATTCAGTTCAAATGCCCAGGCGGAGTTAGTATCCCAAATTGTTGATGACCAGTAGTATTTATCAGTCATCAGCATACTGTCACTACTCCAAAAGGTACGCATCATCTCATTGATTTTATCCCGGTAGCGGTACATCAGAAGCATTTGGCCGGATGAAGGAAGGAACCAGTTGGATTCATCCTCGATACCGTCACTTTCCAAAGTGTAGGCACGGTATGCACGGGCGGCTTCGGCAGCCGGCGCACCGATTACACCGCTATTGTTTTGGTCTTTCAGGCCGGTGATAATCAGGTCGGTATCTTCCTCACCCGTGAAGCAGCCGTACATGGCACCCAGTCCTTTTTGGTTCAGGCCGTCTATGGCTTTACCCTGACCGCCCCAATAGAAGGTAGTAGTCATATCGGCATTATAGCACTCCTGGGCGGCGATTACGAAGGAGTATCCATGGGCACGGATACGAAGCCCGCGTTTGATATACAGTTGCTTATTAGCGAGCGTAAGGGAGTTCCATTCGGCAGCAGTAAAGTATGCCTTGGAGTTATCAGAAATACGGTTACAGGCAAGAGTAAGGTCAAGCAGGCCGGCGGCCCACTTGATACGTTGTCCAAATTCAGATGCGCGGGAATTCTCGGTGATATCCGAGAATCCCACGGCGTTCAGTGCTGCCACTTGTGCCTGTTTGTTCAAGCGAAGCAGCGTTGCGCTTTGTTCATTCGTCATAGTTACTTGTTGATTAAATCATTAATATCCATATTGTCTTCAGCGAAGCGTTCGAGATATTCTTCGTAGGTTTCGCCATTATAATATTCAAGGACTTCATTGATGTTGTCCAGCGTTACGTTATTGTAGTACGGTTCCCCGCCATAAGACTCATTATTGAACCAGTTGATAAGGTCGATGTAGGCATCTATGACGGTAAGGATGACAAGGCCGTCAATACCGGATTCAAGGGATTCGATTTCATCCGTTTCACGGATAACTGTCAGTTCATACGTGCCATTGACTACCGGTTTATCCTGTCTGTTACCGTCCTCATCCATACCGGCGACTCCATATTCGAGAATGGCAAGAAGCTCGGAGCCGTCAGCCTTCAGGGTCATGTTCGAGATACGGAGCATGGAAAGCTTACGGGATGCCGCTTGTGAAGCGAGGACGTCACGGAGCATCTGAATGGCGTCAAGTTTAGGCGACGTTTCAAGACGCAGGCGTTGGACGTTCGGCATGGATTCTATTTGCAGGCCGGACGGGGCGGAAAGACCGGTATAGGTCAGTTCAGGAAGACCGACAAAACGGAGGCTTGTCATTGTTGGTGGAAGAGAGATGTCATTAATCGGAGAAGTCTCTGCAAGAGTGATGTTCTCCAGTTTGCTGCCGGACGCATTGATATGGGCGATACGTGGGCATTTGTCGGTGACGAGCGTAGCGATTTGTGTGTTCCGGATATCGAGTGATACGAGGAAGGGCATTTCGCCGCAGTTCAACGAGGTAAGCGGTGCGTAAGAACCGATGGATTGTTCCGTATGGGTGTCAGAGCCCAAGATAAGGGTTTCCACAAGTTGCATGGCGGAGAAGCTCACCGTACTTGACAGGGAGATTTCAGACAGGTCGAGCAGCTTCATGCGGTCAGCCTGGTAGATATATAGCAATGCGCCTTCCTCATGAGAGAAGTTGGTGAATACATATTCTTCGCCCGCTTCAAGGAAGCAGCTTTCGGAAAGGTTGCCGCTAGCGTCATTGCCGACACCGAAGTAACCGTTTTTAGCGGCGACAATCCGGATGGTGGCGTTTGGTTTGGAAGATACGCGCCCGGAAATTACACCGCTGAAGAAATCACCGGTTTGGAAATAACCGTCACGAATACGCCAACGTCTTTCGATGAAAGACGGAAGGGCAGTAAGTCCAAGACCTTGCAGAGCATAAAAGTAGATAGCGTCAGAGGTGGCTGTATAGGAGATGTATTTCCGTTCACCGTCGTAAGAACTAACCAGTTTCTGCCATTTCTTGAGCCGTTTGTCAATGAAGAAATGCGTAGCTCCTTCGGGTGAGAACGGGTGCAGGGTGACGCCATCAATGGTCGCCTGAACGTTACGCATGGCGGCGGCAACAGTACGTAGGGAGAGTTCCGTACCGGATGAGTCAATCCACACTGTTTGTTGGAGATAGATGTTATTAAACAGAACGGAGCCGTAGCCGGCATAAGGGTTAGTGAATGTTTCATCGCTCGTCCGGTTGGGATCCACCTCGGCGTCAACCGTGCAACCACCGTCGTTATCCTTGCTGTTGAGCGTATCGCAGTCATAGATTTTATTCAGGTACATGCGCATGGCATCCTCGGAGCTGTACACACCGTCTGTTACGGAAGCATACTCTTCCAAGAACCACATCGGCTGCATATTCTTGGCACGCTGATCCGTGGCGGCAAGGTAGTCGGTGAAGATGTCATAACTCAAGACACTTTCCGGACAGGCGTATTTATACAGGTTTTCCTTCCATGTTCTTTGCCAGTTCCCGCCTTTGGAGTAATCGCAGGAATCACAGAAGCGCAACCATCGGTAGAGGTTATACGGCACTTTCTTACCCAAAGCGTAATCAATGGCGAGCTGGTCATCATCGACAAGCGATTCAAAGTAGTAAGTCCATGCCGGGAAGGTATCAGCAGAGATAGTTCCGTTATCCACGAGTTTTTGAACCCATGAGGACTTGTCCGTTTTCATGGCCATCATATCCTGAACAGAACCGACGCCCTGAAACCAGTCCATACCTTGGTAGTTAAGAAGTTCGAAGCCTTCAACCGGATTCAGGACGTCACCGGTGACATTCCATTTACCGTTTTCATACTTCATGGAACCGGACTGCTTTTTCCAGACACCATCCTGATACCTCATTATCCGGTATGAGCTGCCACAATACAGGGAAAGCAGGTACACACTGTCCGTATCGAGGCCGTCAGTCTGTTTGAAGCGTGTCTCAATTGCGTCTAAAGTTTCGTCAGGAGTACCGAAGAACTCTATGAAGTCACCATAATTCAGGCAACCTTTGTTATAGCCGGGGATATCTTTGAAGCCGAGGGCGAACTGTTCCCCTTTGTCTTCTTTCCAGTTGCCTTTGGCATGGAAATAGACGTTTTGCAGGCTGTCATCCTTACACCGATAGGTGGCTACCGGGTGATTGGCGGTGGAGTGGTTCATCTGCAAGCCTTCGATATGCAAGTCACCGCTGTCAAATGTTCCGTCAAATGCACGTTGGACAGGTGTCATATAGTTACCACCCAAGGCACGGTATGTAACGTTCATCATTTCACAGGCGCCGCAGTCGTTCGCATTGCCGGAATCGGAGTAATCGACTTTTACGGTAATGACATCGACCGGGATTGTATTATCACCGACCTGTACTTTGTTGATGGCAGCCAAGGCTATTGCACGGCGTCCTTCCTCCGTCGTATCGTCCGGATTAAGTAGTATGATTCGAGTGTCCTTGTTTTTGCCTTTGCTCTTGGCGAGGTAGTAGCGTTTATTCTTTACCGGGCGTTTGGCAGAGGTGGTTCCCTGGTTGCGGGTTTGGACACTCACGGCCTTGAAGTTACGCCACGGACGTTCGGGGTCAAAGTAATAGAGCGTGATGTATATCTTCGTACTGGTGGAAGTGGTGCCGTCCAGTGCTTCTATATCGGAGCCTTCATAGGGGCATTCGACAATGTAAGGCATACCGCGTGAATAGATTTCGGCAGCCGACGGGCGGCTTTGGGTGCTACCCTCGGCCGTCTGGCTTTTAAGGACGTCCTCAAAGGCGTATTCCTTCACCATTACCTCGGTATCAGTCAGACGGACAAGGTAGTTCTTGAACGCCTGTGCCCATTCCATATAGGAGTTCCAGGCCATCATGTAATAAAGATACAAATCACCCAGTTTGCCGTCCATCGTTATATACTTGGTCTGAATCAGGGAGCCGCCGCCCGGAACATAACCAAGGCAGGCGACTTCCTCACCGTTGAGGAAGAGTTTCATCATGGAATACCGTGTGCCGTCACGTTCAACGTAGTTGCTTGCAGGTTCAACAACCACGGCTACGGTTATCTTTTCACCCTGTCGATAGGCGCGTTCTTCACGACGGGAAACGCCATTGTTACAGAAGATGCCGACCACCCGGCCGGTGACATAGAAGCCGGCACCGGACGTTTCGTCATAGCAGCTAAGGAGCAGGGCATCATCATCGGTCACGTTCTTGGAAGCGAAAGCGAACTGGATGGCGGCACCGTTGGATTCGATGGACGAGCCGGCAAACGGGGCATGGTTTAATGACACGCCCACATTCTCGGCTACGCGAAGGCAGTTCTCACCCAAGAATGTGCCAAAACCGTTGGTAGTCCAGTTGGCACCGTCCACTTTCATTTCATAATTACCGCTGACAATGCTATGGTCAGTTTCCTGATTGGTACGGGATGAGAAGTCAAAGTTATAGATGGCGCCTTCTTTTATGGCGGCGTCAATGGCGGAACCGCTAACTGTCACCCGGACAGGTTCGCTAGTCACGTCCTTGCATACGGCAGTATAGTTGACCGTATCGGTGCCGTCAGCCTTGTAGCCCTGCAGTTGTTGTTTGACCTGATAGGTTTTGTTACGACTGGCAGCAATTTGTGTTACCTGCACGTTATTGGCTTTCACGCTGACGGGTGAAGTCATTTCCAACGGGTCATAACAGGCAACATCAAGTTCTACGGTTTCGTACAGTCGGACTACTCCACCGTTTTTATCATCGTATCTCAAGGCGACAAGAGGTGTGGAACTATTCGGGGCAATTACCATGACAGCCGTGTAGATGACATTTCCTTTCACTCCGGATGCGACATCCGTTCCTTGGATGCGCAAGGGATAGGTACCGTGTTCTAGGCCGAGGGAAGCAGGGCGGATTACAACGGAGTGCGAGTAGTTGTCATTTACAACGGTGGTAGACAGGGATTGCCATTCACCATTAATCTTGATGTCAACCTGGGCACTGATACCTTTATCAGAGGTGTTGTTTACGAACTTATAGAGTGGAAGGCTGAAACTTTCAGTTGTCGGAGTAAGCAGAGTTTCAGGGGTATAGTTGAGCACCTGCACACAGGTACAGGTAATATCAACAGCTGTTACATTGACATTCTTGGAACCGGTGTTGCCGCTCTCGTCAGTGGCTATCAGCTTGAATTTCCGAGTACCGGCAGCCGTAAAGTATGTGGTGAAGTCCAGTTCAAAGGAGAAGTCCTTCATGTCACCGGAAGATGCTTTGTTGACGGTTTCAGTCCAGACGGTAAGCCCGCTTTCACGGTCTACGAGTTCCAGTTTCTCAATCAGGTTGTCAGAGGATTCGACACCGTTCGAGGTCACGGAACGAATGGCGGCAAAGGTTCGTAGCGTGGAGCCGTAAGAACCATAGACAGGTGTCGACTGGAAAGCAATGGCAACAATGGTACCACCAGTTTGACCGCCGCCACCCGTGCCGATAGCGAACTGCACTTCATCGCCAAGGGTTTCACCGGCAGCGTTCTTCATCTGAAGTTTTACAATGCCTTCTGTTTCCACGTTTACGTCGAGGTTGGCCGGAACATAGGCATAGGCGCCACCAGTTGAAAAGGCGTCCTTTCCCCCTTCCGCCGGTTCATCGGAAGTTTCAAAAACGGAACCGCCACCACCATTCCCGAAGGGTTTCCAAAGAGAAGGGGTCGCAAAATCGGACACAGCACCCTGGAACTGCCGGGTTTCCATTTCATACTCGCCTGTTTTGTAAGTAATGATGAGACCCGTTCGCTCATATTTGACGCCAGATTCCTGTTGATAGGAGACAATGGCGGCAATAGCGGTTTCAAGGGTATAGTAGCCGTCTTTCACTGGGCGGATCTCATCAACAATGACGATGGGGTGTGTTACATCGTCAGCGGGCGTGCCGCTCTTCATATCCTCAAGGGCTTGCTTATCCTCGGCGGACAAAAGGCCGGCTTGTTCAAGGGTAGCGGAAGGCAGACGGAAGCTGTCATCCGTTTCTTTACCGGTTGTTTTGGACACTTTCTTAAAATACACATTGAGATAGGAAGCGTCAGACAGGACGGAGAAAGAACCCGGTTTGATTATATCGGAAGGGATATTTTTCATTGTATCTTCCAAAGACTTTCCACGGTTGCCGGGGAAAGCTTCTTCTTCACCTTCCCCAAGAGACAACGGTTCAGGCAGACATTCAGAAGGAACTTTACTTTCTTCGTTCAAAGGAGCGATACCGTTCGCTTTTCCTATCCTTTCCTCAAAGTCATTTATTACAGAGGTCCATTTGCCCCATGTAACACTCTCATTGGAAACAATACCTATTCGTGAGATTGTACAAACTATACCTAAATATACACCTTCAGCATTGTCTGACATGGTAGCCAGTTGTATACACGAAGTGAATGATTGACAAACCTTATTAAGCTCCAACCGTTCAATTTGTATATTTACAGGAATCTTAGACGAATCAACAGACAAAATACACCGATAATTCCCAATAGAAGAATCCCCGGAATACATTGTTTTTAATTTATCTTTAAAGCTACCAATAGTAGTAAAAGAGCCAATACTTTTAAATGGGTCAGTCAAAGGATTGGATTTATCAGACACTCCTGTTATACGTTTCAATAACTCGGCGTCTCCATCCGATAAATCTTTTGCAATCTTATTGACATTCTCCACTAATGCATCAAAATCACCATTCACCATTTTAGCAATGGTACTTGAAAGTAAATCAATAGATATTTTCCGACCGCCACTAACTTCAACGTACATATCTTTGGATAGCTCTGTTGTATCAGTCAGTTGCTCTATTGTAAGACTGTTTGTCTTCAACGCTTGTAACACAAGGCTAATAATCTGTTGTTTTTCTGTTTCTGTCATAATTCTCTTTTTTAATCATTTTCATATACCCATACAAGCTCAATGGTCATACCAAGATTATCTATGTCGCAATCATAGACATTATCAAGATAAAGTTGGAACTCCTTCAGAGCACCAATATCTCCACCGTTAATACCTTTCAAGACACATACACCATCCCTACTGATTACACTCCCTTCAATGAGGTTAGTATACGAATCTCCTTTATATAGTACAGCACGCAAATTTATCGAACCGTTGTCCAAATCGTTCTTTAGTCTATCCAGTCCATTAACTGTAAGTTTACCGTAACCTCTTCTACCAATATACTTGTTATCTATGTCAGTCGTCTTGATTGCAATCAAATCCCAATATGAATTTTCATCAACACCTGGGTGATGAATACTGTTGACAGTAACCATAGTATCACTATTAATAGAAACTCCAGTATTAGGAATAGCCTTAGTCATATTGATATATGCTCCGACCTCTGCAACCTCACTTTCTGAACCATACTTGATACTACGCATTCCTTCATCATCTGCTATCCTATAAGCACCGCTTTGTACACACCTCATAGCAAGCTGGTTATTCCATTCCAAAACTGGATTCATCGTTCTTACCTTCTGTAACATTTGATTGAACACAAAACTCTTCAATCCCTCTATTTGCTGGTTAAGTTCCGGAACATTACTTTCCTTTCTGGTATATCGAACACCATCAAAGTAGACGTAATTACAGCATAAGACACGATTCAATAATTCAGCAAACCACACAGGGCATCCCATCCCATTTCCAAGCGTGAATAATACTGTTGTATATTCGTGGCTGAATAGCTCAACAATATCCTCATCAGAGGTCACGAACTGCTCATTATCCACACCGAACGTCCATCCGTTATCTTTGAAACCACCAGGAACGCGAAAATCAAAAAAGTATTGCATCCCATCTATCCACCAAACAGCATCAAGACGCTGCTTATTATCTTTCATTGAATACTGAATAAGGCTGGTTTCTGATAACTCACATTCATCGTCCGTAACTTTAAAAATCTCACTCGTATTCCCATTAACTGTTACAGTATAGTATCCACATGGAAGCAATGAAATGTTATAGAAATAAAGAATCTTATCATCATTCATCTTCCATGAGCTTAATGATACAGGTGTAGATATATTACTTAAAAGATTATTAATGTAAACTATAGGCTCCTGCTCTTTGGCTGTCAAAATCAATTCAACAAAAATCCTGTCTGTACGTGCGAATAATTGCACATATTTACTCTTCGCTCCAAATTTATCGGTAGACGGAGAAAAAAACAGTGGGGTAAACGGGCTTATAATCATATTTCTAGGCTTTTGTTATTGAACGGACAAATAAATCATACTTCACTCCCTCGTTTCTCTCAACTGTACTACTCACCTCTTTGATGTAGCCCTCGTAAACTAGATCATCTTTTAAGATTTTAATCGTTTCATCATCTGTTGGTGGAATATCTTCATTATAAGTTGTGAATGAAACATCTCCACAAGTTATAATACCACTTTCAACGTTAAAATCATCTTTCATTCCTATACCATTGACAACAACATCACTATTACCGTCAGAAGAAGAATAAGATAGTTTTTTAGTGAACATACCAATATAGCCGGCATTTGCTTGCAATATGCCTCCTTGCCAATACATGGTATTAAACATCGTTTCAGGATCAAGTACACCACTTATTTCCCAACCGCTCCTTATAAGCCTATACTCTTTATATGTTTGTACTCCGCCATTATCATGTAATGTAGTACTGGCACAAACAAAAAACACATCATTGTCACTTTCACTATCCGTTGTATCTTGGCCTCTCTTTTGCGATAAGAATTCAATTCCATAAACATCAGCACGGTAAGGGCTAATCAACTCTAATACATTATCAGTTATATCAATGCCAGTAGTATATTCAGTAGTAAATCGGAATTCGTCACGACCATTCATACTTTCATAGTCCTGTTTATCATATCCTACCCTAACCAAAGAATATATTCTTGATGAATCAACCTTATACTCAAAACTAGAAAAGCTGCTATTTAAATCCTTTACATTGTTATCACTAAACAATTTGTCCCGGTGTTTAAAAAAAACAGTGACACCATTGATCACAGGCACAAAGCCAAAAACTGTTTCCATCCAGTTTTTAAACTTTGTATAAGAAGTATATAGCTTAGCTTGGGGGATTCCACGAATACTTTCAGCAGCTAATATCACGCAATTATCTAACCTTTCATCAACACCTGAAGCTATTTCACCATAGATACCTTCATTTCCACCATTCATGCTTTTAAGCAATCGGTTTAACACATCAATAGGTCTTATTGCATCCACATAGATAGGGTTAGCTCGAGAAGTAAAGCGTGTCTCAAATTTGAAATTACGAAAATAAATATTGCCAGTAGAAGCATTAACTCTGTTAAATGTTACCTTCAAATCAAAAAATAAAGCCTGCCCTTTAGTCAGATGAATCTTGATGGATTCATTCAGATTACTTGGAGTAACATCCCCCTTATTATACCCCCATCTTTTCAACTCGACTAAACGACCATCTTCGTAACGCCCACCTAGAACAATTTCAGCTTTAGTTGTATACGCATCACTATAACTGATATAGTATTCAAAACTAAAATTCAATACTATATCAATGTCGGACAAGGCTTTAACAAATACATTTGGATCATCTTTCGATTCCTGTGGTGCATCATAAAACTCAAGAGGTGAATCCCGTGACGGAAGTTCACCACCAGAAATATATAAGGGAAGCGAATATGTTATAGCTTCTACATATATTCCTTTGTCAATTACAATATATTGCAAAGAAGCATCATTTTCTACAGTATTACCACCTAATGTATGCGGTTGACTATAATTCATACTTACAGAATCATAATAAAGCTGATATACATCTTTTATCTCATCTACCGAATATTCGTACTGCGTTCCTTTGTTAGCCTTTATGATATTAGCGACACTATCATCTATCGAATTAATAGAAACAGCATTTCCATCATAGGTCAATGAACCGAAATCCAGTCGGCAACTGAAGAATTCTTCATAAGTATGAGAATTAGTTATAGTATAAACAGTGATACTAGCATTAGAAGCCAGGTATTTGCTCAAATACTCCTCCAATATGAGATCATAGGCTTCTCCCACAAACTGGAATTTTGAAGTAAAGGTTCTAGTTATTCCTTCAAGTCCGGAGCGTTTACGGGAAAACTTTATTTCATCCCAATTCTGAATACAAGATTTGGGAATATCATAGGAAATACTATCAACGGTAAGTACATATTTACAAAGCATTTTAACTCCTTTTGAACGTTCACGAGCAAATATATAGAAAAAGCCAACCAGTTTCCCGATTGGCTAAATTCTTGAAAATCACGCTTTGCTAAAATATGATATAACTATTTGTTTTTCAAAACAATATCTATACCAAGATATAAAAAGGACTTTTCTATGTTCTCCATAAATGATTAGCAAGTTCCACTAGTGTTACACCTCTTTTTTTAAAGCTTCGAATATTGTTTCTCTAAGCATAATTGCATTATTGGGGAAATATAGAATTGATATACATAATTTACTTCCTTTCTATCTTGTTAAGAACGAACTTTCCTGATTCAATTGTAACCTCTGTTACATTCTTTATAATATTGAGTAAAAATTCATCTGACAAAACTTCTATTCGTTTTACCCTGTTTAAGAAGAAAGGAACACTTTCATCACTATGTGCTCCCCAACTATTAGCAGAATCAAATAATAGGTCTTTTACTTTATATACATCTTTTTCAGTATCTACAATTATAGGTTGTTCGAGCCATTCCTGTATATCCATAATATCAAATCTATCATCTTTGAAATCAATACTTGCTATTTGATTTTCAAACATAACATGGGGAACAAGCTCGTCAGATTTTTCTATTCCAAGTTTACTTGGTATTGCATAAACAGGAAGAGGTAAATTTTCAAAACCAGCTATTCTTATAAGTAATGGTTTATATATCTTTCTTTTATTGGATGTTTTCGGCCAAAACAACAATGCTCTTAATAAAGAATATATACATGATAGTAGATATCTTTTATTGGATATAAATACAGAATAATAGAGGTCTATTAACGCCATTATTTTGTCCCGAAGTTCTTCTACTTGTTCTTCTTTGTCTTTTAAAATTTCATCTTTTTCAATTTCACTTTGTGGATTAGGGAAATTTTCTTTCCTCCATTCAATCCATTTAGAACATTTATCTTTAATATTAGGTTCTTTATAAACCCAAGCCTGTTTTACATTAAGATTTACAGGTGTAATTTCGATTGCATTTTGCTTGCTACTATCAGCTATTTGTTTATCCTCCAATCTAAATGTAATCCCTGATACTTCATCCCATTTAATAACCATAAATACCATACCATTGTTTTTAAAAGATATAGGCTGTGAAACAAATTTATGAATGAGTTTTTTGTTTTCATAAATTTGGATTGTAAAATGTTTGGGAGGAGCTATTGAAATCTTTATAATACTATCCTCATACGGAATATTTGTGAAATCTCCACCTGTTTGATTTTCCCAATCATTAATTCCAATTGCTTGAATAATAGTTCCTTCTTTCATGTGCATTAAATTCTAAAATTAAACAAATAAAATATCAATATTAAATATACAAAATCAATACACAAAGCTACCAAAAAGAATGGTATTTCTATCCTTTTTTTGAGACAATATGATGTCACTTTTGACATACTTATTTAACTCACTAATAAGAAATCTCTTGGAGTATAAACTTCCGAGCAGAAGAAATACGACTTCTTACAGTTCCAACAGGAATGTTTAGGATTTCACTTATCTCATCATATGAATACCCACTAGCATAATACATCACACTATCAATACAACGGGATTTTTTAGCACACCGTTGTATTGTGGAAACCAAATCATCAAACAGTATTGAATGAGCTGTACAGTTAGAAATGGCACTTCCGTCTACCATATCAAGCCCTGTAAAATGTATAAGGGAATTTCTATTGTATCTTATTATATAAGTATTCCTCATTATAATAAGGCACCACGGTTGAAGTGGTTTAGAACAATCAAATTTATCACGATTCACAAGTAGCTTATAAACTGTATCACCGGCTAAGTCTTCAGCATCTTGCATGGAACAGCAGAATTTTCTTGCCACCTTTAATATCCAAGGATATATTTCTGATAATTCCTTTTCAAAGTCCATTGTCAGCCCTCCTTATTAGGTGTATCTTCGGTTCGCCATTAATGCACCTTTCCACATATTTCCGGTGCATGATACTTTGTTCGTGCATTTCCTTAGCAGAACGCTCGATTGAACTAATAAGAGTGCCTATATCGGGGGGCAATAAGGCAATCATTTTTTTTACCTCGGACACTTCTGCTGTTATCCGATTACACTTCGTCTCTAATGTACGTAATTCTGACAATAAAACATTGTATAAATGCCTATTTATACAATGGATGCTGTTTTTTCTATTCATAAAAAAGTCGTTTGTGATTCTAAAGGAGATGTACAAACGACTGTATGAAATAATTCGCTTTAATTAAAAATTAATCGAATTACAGCATATATGTAGTACCAATATTATCATGTACTTCTTTTTCTGATCGATATTTCAACATCAGCTTGATGAACGATATTCGCATAAACAGCAGCATTAATTACGCGGGAATCAATACTCATTTTAAAGAATGTCATTAGAAAAGCAATCTCTGCATCAAAAGAAGAACGAATTTGTTCAGGAGTAGCCTTACTTCCTTTATGTTCCTCACTGCGTCTCTCCTCATTCCGTTTTTGCTCAAAAATTGCAGAATGAAGTAAATAATCAAGCTTCGATATAACTTGCTCATCACTCATATTTCGGGTATCTACATTTAGTTGACCCAATACCTGACGAACATCATCATAAAAGCCAAGAGAAACAAGAGCCTGACAAATACGAAGACTCAATAGTTTGGCACGTTCTTTCAGCATATCCTCTTTGTCCATTACCATAGCCTTCATATTTGAAGGGTTAACAATACTTCTGTATTCGACAAGTAATTTAGACGCTATTTCTTTAAGCGTGCTTTCGGACATAGATTTGCAGTCCGAAAGCAAACAAGCATAGTTTCCGCATGAAAGTTCAATGAAATCACTCAATGTTATCTGATTTAATCTTTCAATCATAGTTATTTCAGTTTAGATAACTTATACAGTTCAAATTCACGGTTAGAAGCATCTTGGCGTTGCATTTTTAGACTCTTCATCAAAAGGAAATTTGTTCTATCAACCCTTTTTTCTAATCGGGAATAATCATTGAAAACAATGGTGTCACCGGAAGAAGATGCAAAATATGTCGGTGAAAATGTGGGAAAGTCCCAATCCGGTATATCAAAATTAGAGATATCTACCTTATCAACATCAGGAAAGACTTGCGCACCTTTAGGAATATCAACTAAAGTTGGAGTATCAGGAGTAATCCATGCTTTTCCAGAATACATGATAACTTCATGTTTACCGGCATCACCAACTAAAGCGGTACCGCCGGGATGCCTATCATTACCTTGAGTACCGTCTGCATAGGAAGGAATAGGAGTTGCAAGAATAGTTGCAACCTGAATTGCTCCCATGGCACCAATAACAATAGATAAAGGAATATTCGGTAAAGCTTCAGTTATTGCCAGTGCAGTGGCTATTCCAGCTTGAGCGACACTAGTCGCCTTTTCCCAAATGGCTTGTTTACGTGCCATTTCTTGTTTTTGTTTTTCAAGTTCAGCATTCTTAGCTTCAGTTCTTTCCTTGGCCGCACGCTTACGAGCTTCTGCTTCTTCTTCGGAGATTGCTCCCGAATCAGCTAGATTCTGTATTCGTTCTACATCCTTATCATATTTCTCATCATTAGCTTCCTGCTCTTCTTCTATTTTCTGAATCTGACCATCATAAATAGTAGAGACTAGATCACCAATAGCACCCACTGCTTGAGATGCAGTTTGAAGCCATTTTTTCAGATTCCTCTGACGTTCTTTCTGTGCTTTCTCATCCGCTTTAGTAACTTTATTGATAGCATCTATTTCCGTTTCTGCTTCTTGCTGGGAAAGGTCCGCTTTCAATTTCTGTAACTGCTCTGCGATCTTAGCCCTATCCTCTGCACTCAAATTTTCGTTTCGAAGTTCCAACTCCAACGCATCAATTGCAGCTTCGGTTGTTTTACGTACATAATCTAATTTTAACTGATACTCAAGTTCTGCATACTCTTGCTGGGTTATTTCCTTAGAAGCTAACTGTTTTTTAAGAGCAAGCGTATCCATAACATATGCAGCATCCCGGATTTCCTGCTCATGCGCTGCATTCTCTGCTATTAATTGCACCTGATCGGATGCATGTCTTTCGTAAAGTTCTTGTTTCTTTTTTGCATATTTGTCGTCAATGAGAAAAACATCTTCACCTGTTTTCTCTGCTGCATCAATTTCTGCTTCACGTTGCAATTCCAACTGGTGCAATTTCAAATCAAGTTCTTCCTGGGACCCCTTTTTTACAACAGCAAGAGCGTTCTCAACATCCTTCTTCTCACGATCAGAATTATACTTAATAGTAAACTCATCCAGCTTTTCCTGCATTTCCTTAGCTAAATTCTGACGTGTAGCAATTTCCTCTTTGCTATTACCCTTGACGGCAGCAATCTTCTTCGAGTAAGCAACACCAATTTTAGCAAGTTCTTTCTCCAGTCCCTCATCCATAAGAGCTAGTTCAGACTCCTGATAAGTTTCATGAATTTTCAGTTTCTCTTTGAGAGCTTTTTCCTGTTCACGTTTTTCTTTATCAGTAAGTACCTTTACTGAATTCCCCTTTGTACCACCATTCTCTTTCAAATCAATGGTATCAAGTTGTTCAATAAGAGATTCTGTTATTGATGAAATAGCCTTCTTACCTGCAGCAGCTTTAGTTGCAACATCGATCTCATCTTTAATGACATTATTTGTGCGTCTCCATGAGGTCAGAATTGTAAAGAATCCCCTGTCTTTCAATTCTCCTTCCAATTTCTTACGATTATCTATAGCTAATTGATAATCACTATTTTCATATTCCAAACGAGACTTCAATGTTTCAATATAATCTTCTTTAGCCTTTTTAGCCGCCTCATCAGCAGACATTCCTGAATTTATATATTCTTTATACAATCTCTGCATATTTCTAGCATTCTTCTCCAAAATATCAGATTTCATCATCTCTTTCTGTGCAAAGGCAACAGCCTTATTGTCTGCTTCATCTTGTAATTCAGAATACCCCTTCAACTGTGTAGCAACATTCCTCAACCCTCTTGCCATAAAATCCAGGACATCCTTCATTATACCCTTGGAATCATAGAAGGATAACATAAATGCTTCCCACGCAGAAGAAAGTCCCGCAATAGAACCTTTAACATTGTTACTCATGGTATCTGCCATATCTGCTAGTTCTTTATCCACGCCTGTAATTTGGTCCCTCAATGGAACAATTTTATCAGAAGCTGTAAGAAAAGCATTGAAAGCGGCGACACTCCGTTTATCTGTTAATTCTAAAGTTGTATTCAAATCTACACCTTGTTCTTTCAGTTTCTTTAAGCCAACAACCAACTCAGGCAATGTTTTTACAGGTTCTCCAAGTGCTTTAGCTAATTTGCCATTGCCATCAGCCAAATTCAACAAAATATTACGAGTGGCTGTTGCAGACATTGAAGCATCAAAACCTGCATCTGCAAGCTTTCCTAACAATGCCAAAGTATCTTCTATTTGGAAATTGAATGCCTTTGCAACCGGACCAACAATAGGCAAGGCAGTAGCTAGGTAAGAAAAAGATAAGGCACTCTTTGATGTAGCAACAGCCATAGCAGATACATAACGTTCTGTTTCTTTAGTGCTAGCATTAAACATTCTCAATGCAGCACCAGACAATGCGGCTGCATCCGAAAGTTCAGCTCCAGTTGCTTGTGCGAATCGTAAGATGGCACCTGTCGAATCTAATATTTCACGACGTGTAAAACCTAATTTGGCTAATTCTATCTGTAGTTCAGTAGCTTGTGCAGCTGTATATTTCGTTGTTGCTCCTAATTGACGCGCATCAGTGGTTAATTCTTTAATATTGTCAGCCGTCGTACCTAAAATCGCTGCAAGTTTGCTATTAGCAAATTCAAATTCAACAATGGAACCAACACCTTCACGCAGTTGCGTAAACATCTTAACAATCCCTCCAACAACAGCTTGTGCACCAATATATCCAGCAGCCCATCCTTTCAATCCTGCACTAACTTGGCTTAGCCCAGGAGCCATCTCCGTTTTAAGCATCCTTCCTGCATTCCGGGCAATAATACCCATATTCTGCATGGACTTATTACCGTTCTGTATCTCAACCCATGCAGCCTTCACTTCTTCCCGGTATGCACCAATTGTCATTTTCTGTTGACTATATCGATCGGAATTTCGCTTTATGTAATCAGTGTTGATTCCAATAGTAGAATTAAGACGGGCAAGTGTACGAATATAGTTTTCATCCGTATCTTTCAAAACATCAACAGCCTTTTGCAGCTGCTTATTCATTTCCTTTGCTTGTGAACGGCTATGTACTTCCTGATTAGTCAAGGTAATAGCAGTTCTGATAAGTTTTAAACGTTCTTCTTCAGATAAAACAGCTTTCTTACGAGTAGTATTACCGGCATTCTGCGCTTTTGTCAAGTTAGCTTCCGCTTTAGCAACCTTTTCCAAGGACGCAGCATTATCCGAGTTTGCCTTGGTTAGTTTCTTCAATTCAGCAGCAGATAATTTCTCTACATTTAGCTTTTCCTCTATCTTCTTACTGACAGTTTGAGTTATTTCAGACTGTTTTCTAAGAGCCTCGGTTAATTCAGCAGATGCAGAACCAGCCGTTTTTGCTTGAGTATTATAAAGATTACTCAACTTTTCAAGATCAGCAACGCCTTCTACATTTAGTTTCAAACCTTTTGCTAATTCTTTGGCCGCATTAACATAATCAGCCCTCACACGCTCAATAGTATTATCAAGCTCCACCAATTTCTGCAAATCGTTCTCATCAACGAAATCTTTTAATTTTAAATCTGCCATAATTACAGGTAATGTCTATATTCAACAATCTTTCCTTTTATCTCAACTCCTAGTTTATCAAAAGCATAGGTACCATCTTCTTTCTGATAAACGACATACATGCAACCATCCAAGACAGCTGCTTTCTTTGCAAGATCACTGATACGTTCCAGTTCACTCTGCATCTTTTTTATTTCGCAACTACAAGCCATTTTCTACCGATATCCACATTCTGAAAAGAAACGTTCCATCCAGGGACGGAGATACATAATATTAAAGTACTCTTTAGCTGTATCACCAATGCCTAAAATCTGCTCACCGTATTTCTTCTCAATAGAACTACCGTCCGTAAATCCTTTCGTTGAGAATCGAAGCCCGGAATCAATTCTATCGGCAGTTATGCTATCATAGAAAGTACCAGTAATAAAGAGGTTAGGTACCTCAACCGGACGCGGTGGCAAATAAAGCATCTCACTTCTAAGAGGTGGAGTTATCCTCTCCTTCCATCGTTTATATTGTTCCGCACGGTTCTGCCAGGGACCGGGCTCGTTAAAATAGGTGTCAGTATCATAATCAGGATTCAATAGATGTTCAGTACCGTCCAGACCGGAATATAATTGCTCCTGAATGCAATCAACGAGCACATTCTTATGTTCTTCCATACACCTAATACATTCCTCTTCAAACCCGGATGCAATGGAATGAATAACTCTATGTAATTCATCAAAATCTGCCATACAGTAAAAATATAACGGGCCGGGCTGTAATCACACCCCAGCCCGTCGGTTACTTAGTTATCGCATCGTACACTTCCGAGAGCTTCTTCTTGCGGTCAGCTTCCTTCAGTTCCTGCCACACGACTTTAATGTGCGCATTAATAAACTCTTCCTTCGTCATGCCCTTCACAGCAACCTCGACGAACGTAACATTATCTACCTTCATGACACCTGCTCGATACCTCTGATTCCTTTTTCATACAATACAGAAGGAGCTTTCAACGAAGGAACCGCCCCGGCTTTAGGAACAATGGTAATGATACCATCCGAATATGTAGCAGAAGTTACGTTATTCATAACTTCAGCAGCACCATCAGCAATAAGACTGCCAAATTCTTCTGTACGGTCATAACCACCAACAACTTCAACTATTTTGTAAGTATTTTCGGCCTCCAACTTTTGAAACACAACATCAACCAAGCCTTTAACGAAATTCTTGGGATTGAAGTCTAACTGTACGTAGTCAAAGTGCAATTGGCTGTCTTCCACATCTTCATGTGAAAAACTAACAGTCATCGCAGACTTAGCACTACTGGTCGGGTACTGTGTCACGGTCGGGTAAACAGTAGACATCGGAATACCGGCAAGGATATCAGTGTCATCATTATAACCGATCAACATATTATCCTGATTCCAAAAGTAAACGTCCCATCCTTTATTGGCACATTTCAGAAGCTGGGCATTCAAAACCTCATCAAATTTCTTCAAAGTGAAGGTGTCTGTTTGAGCGCTAAGCCCGTTGTATTCACTTGCACCGTACCCTACAGGATTAACTTGAGGCTCTCCACCATTCTTGGCATACTCCAGGAATGGCAAAATAGGGTAAATACGCCCGGGACGGTCTGCATGGCACAATTCGAGCAACTTCTCACCTGTTATATCAGCAGGGAGTTTGACACCATGTTCTGTCAAGATAGCACCTTTGACCTTTTTCCAGTCAATGCTACAAGCAGAACTACCAGTGTTCATCCGGGAACCCTTACACGTTCTAATCTTTCTCATTTTCTTCTACAATTAAGATTATTAATTTTTATTTCCATCGAGCGTATATTTATGGCATCAATCGGCTCGCTCACAGCCTCACCGGAATCTGTATAGGCTCCGTATCTGCCATATGAATAGTTTTCTGAATAACTATGTTTCACTTTTTCGTCATAGTCGCAGTCGAACCGAGAATCTTCATATAATACTTCCAATAAACGTTTATAGATTGGCCGAAGGATATTTTTAAAAGATGTGGTTCTGCGCATCTCATTGCTCCACTCTTTACAAGAAGAACATGCTATAATTAACGAAACCTTTGCTTTTGAAAAATAATCCGCATCACCTCTATCCTCACTAATTGGAGTGAATAGTGCAACTAATGGAAACTTCCTTTCAGACTGGGCAGAAGACTTACTGTATTCATCTAAAATATCTTTGATATATTGACTGCTACCGAAGATGTAATTCAACCTTGGTGACTTCATAACTTTAGTTCCCCCTTTCCCATTTGGATAGAGAATTTCAAGCCCTTCTGGAAGTTCCTTTACAATCTCCTCAAACAGTTCTGTTATATCTAAATCTATCATAAATTGAAAGCATTAATTGGGGTCAAAAGATTCTTGGTTATTTTCACATCGAAAGGACAATCATTCGACATAGCCCATTCAACAAACTGTTTATTCTTCTCTACCATGCTATTCCATGTGCTTACTTGTCTCTTCAAAGGAGCTATATATTCATTAGCACATTTCAAACGGACAAGTCCGGTTATTGTAGCCTGGGTGTTTGCGTCACGAAGAATATGATAAAAGACATAGTCAGCGAACGGTTCACACAGCTTCTCGCATAATACTGCATATCCGGACTGGGGGGCTTCCTTCTCTTCTGAAATATCAACTTCATCTGAAGAATCTTCCTTTTCCCGTTCAATAAGCTCCAAATAATCTGTGATAGCTTGGGAAAGAGTCACACCAACAACATTCCGGAGAAATTCGGGCTGAAATGCCTTAATATACCCATTTATCACCTCATTCACAGCAAGAGATTGGGGCGAAGGCATTTCAGCGACCGAAACATTCTCAATATGCCTGGGACCTGACATAAAATATGAAACATCAATCAACATAGCGATAGTTATTTAGAAGTCTTGCCTTTCCCGGTTTTCTTTTCATCTTCTACGGAAACGGCTTTATCATCTGTAACAGTTACCTCCTTGGCATCTTCCTCTTGCAAATCTTTTGAATCGGCAACCGGAAGATTCTTTTCATCAGAAGGCACCTGTACTTCAAGTTCTGCAATGCGAGCTTTCATTGTTTCACGCTCTTCTGTCAGTTCAACAATTGTCTTATCTTTCTCTGCAATGGATGCAGTAAGCCTGCCAATCTCTTCATTTTTTTCTGCAAGCATACATTCCAATGTCTTTCGGGCATCTTCTTCTGTAACAAGACCACATTCGGAAATAGGGATGAGTTGAATCATCCCTCTATTAATCCGAATGCGTTGCTCTTTAAGCACATTGGTTACATCCTTATCGTTACCTCTAAGTATGTAATCCATAATCCTACGCTTTAGTTATTGCAGTCTTCAATGCGGCCAAATCCCCATAAGCGAAAGCCCACGGCATATAAATCGGGAAGATAACTTCTTCTTGTGCCATCAGCACAACCTCATTGCAAAGCTTGGTCTCCACATCTTCAGCCCATTCAAGTGTCAAAGTGGTATAATCAACCAAATTTGCGGCTTGGTTAAAGTCACCTAAAAGATACTTACCTGGAAGAATACCACCATACTCGATAATCGGACGACCGGCAATATATTTCACCCCATCAACCATTTTAACGATACCAAGATTACGTCCTGTCGTATCTTTTTCTGATTCCATACCGTTAACAGTCATTGGATTAAGAATAATAGCATTCGGAAAATACTGGGCATATGTCATTGCGGCGAAAGCTGTTTTCACTACATCTTCAGAGTTGGGTTCCTCAATGTTCTTAAAGCCGGCTTCATGAACACTGAATGTCATTTTATCCGTAGCCGTTTCAGCACCGGAGAACGCGACACCAGGAATAAGGATACGACCATCTTCCATTTTCACAAGAGCGTGTGTTTTGTTCAGTTCTGTAAGAACAGCGGCACCAGCGAACGTGATACTCATTCCATCAAGAATCAAATCCTGTGGTTCTGCAAACTCTACAATCACATCCTTATCACCGTTATATCCGGTAATAGCTTTTACAGCACCGGCGGCACCTGTAACAATGGCTGTACTGATAATCTTCTCTACAGAAGTCACCCCAGTATTATTAATAATACCAAGCAAATTCTCACCATTACCGTCACCAAACAAGATGTTCCAGTCTTCTGCCATCCAAACAGCTTCAGGAAGCATGTTCAAGATGTAGGAACGAATGTACACTCTTGATTTCAACATACGTTTTGAGATACGGATATGAGTACCAAGGCGCTTAGTTCCTGTCTGTATCTCTTTTACCTTGATGCTTGATTCAGGCAAACGCCCATTCTCTGTTACAAAACGGGCATTGCGGTTGAAAGCATATACTTGTGCATAGGCAAGTTGAGGGTATGCAGGATCAGCAGTCAACGTCGTTAATACATCACGCATATGCAACTTTTTGTTGGCAACCTGAGTCACAACACGTTTCTGTTGTTGAGTAATCAACAAATCACCGGTGTAATTGTCAGTCATGGAAACGACATCTTTCAAGGAGAAGCCGTCAAATTCTCCTGATTTGCGTGTTTTTCCTTCTGCGAAATCTCTGAATTTTTCAGAATCAAGCATCTCGTTCAACTTCTCATCGAACTTGTTGATAGTATCCATAGAAAGACCTTTCTGCTTCATTTTCTCGATACTTTCACCTAGAGTTTTAACTTGTTCTACAAGTTGCTCGTTGTCCTTTACCAATTGCTGGAACTTTTCTCCATCATAGGCTTTCAATAGATTATTGATGTCACCAAACTGTTTCGTTACCTCCTCCGGTGAGGCAAATCCTTCAAGTGACTTGTTAACTACTTCACACATCATGCCGACAATGTTTTCCATGAAAGTTTTCTGTTCTGCCGGCAGACCGTCTGTTTTCAGATTAAAATCTGATACTGTAAATTTTTTAGGCATAAAATTTAAATTTTAAGTTATTTATTCTCGAAACAGCTATTCAAACTCTTGAAATCGAGTAAAGTGCCATTATCAGCGGCTTTAATCGTTACTTCATCGTTCCCATTTTCCCCGTCATTCTTTTCTTGAGTGTCAACAGACGGCTCATTTTTTCCGGTGGTATTTTCAGAAGTGTTTTGCAGAATAGCATTCGAACGATATACTTTTCCCCAACAGTGGGGACATCTTACATAATTCATAAGGTCTTGTAGACCCTTTTGAGTAAATTCTTTCTTTTCTGATTTGACAGAATCAATAAGAGAAATTACTTGGGTTCTAATCTCCGGAGTGAGCTTCTCCATTTCTTCCCTTACAATGTCCTGTGTTATCCATCTCTGATAATCAGCAGCATAATCTAATACCTGTTGGGCAAAGGTATGCTCTGTTTCTGCATCATAATCAAATTGATAACCACAATGAGGACATGAGACAACGGCACCACCGTTGAGGCTCTTCAGTAATAAACTTAATTCCATATCGTATCCTTTTAAACGTTCATCACTATATCCATGCTGCAAGAACGCTTTCCGGACGAAATCAACAGCTTCCTTTACCTGGTCAGCAGTAGCAGACTTGATATTCACAAGGAACGTCTGTGGATTACTCCCCCAACTTGTCAATGTTGAATATTCCATCATACGCCATTCAAGCACCTTACAAGGATCGATAGAATCCCTTTTGATGGCTTTTACTCCGATAGAGTGTTCTAGGGTTCTTCCATTCTCTGCAAACAGCTTATAATCAGCTAACGTATCACGGCCAATCTGTTTTTCAAGATTTAACTGACCGACCATAACCAAATTACCTTCTGTTTCCTTACCACTCAACGGAACACCTAACAACTGGTCTGTACGATGATTCAGGAACCAACGCATCCGACCAATATTTTCTTTCAATGTCTTATTGAATGAGCCGGGCATAGATATGTCATTTTGTGAGTCCTTCACACCGATACCGTTCACCGCAACGGTAACGATACCCTTCTCATCAACATCATTTGCCTTTGTCTTGTACTGAAGGCTTTTGATTTTCTCTTCCATCTTTTTCATCTCCACTTTTAGTGTTAAAAACTCGATTTACTTTATCCAGTTCCTCATCTGACATATCAAATTTCAATTTGTCAAACAAGGGATTTTCTATCATACTTTCGCCTATTTGGGCACGCCAGTCATTGAGTGTTATAAGCCCACATGAGAATTGTTCACGACAACGTTTATTTATATTTGTCTTTACGTCTTCGGATTCTTTCAATCCTTCCTGCAAACAATCAACATCAGAGAAATCACAATCCAAATAATATCCCCCTCCTTCAAGACCAAGGAAAGCTGTAAAATCCTTGCAGAATTGTTTGGCCATAGGAATAACAGTTGAACAATATACGCTCTTTTCAGCAGTAGCCTGATTGCTAAATGTGGACTGGTCTTTTCGCGGAACAAGAACGGCAGGGATGCCGTATGCCCCTGCAATATTTATTGCATCAGCCAAAGTCTCTTCAAACGGCTGTAACTCTGCAATAGAAAGATTAGTACGAACAAAGTCAATGTCTGCATCTGAAATACCATAAGGTACCTGGCCCTTCCTTACACCATACTTCTCAAAATTTTGCTTCAAAAGCTGTTCCTTTTCATCGTCAGTCAACGCTATTGAACCGGTAGCATCAGTTTTCTTACTTACAATAAAGCCCAATCCACCCCGCTTTACATAAATCACATTTCTAGCTTCATATACAGCTATTAGATTTGACATTGGCTTATTTTGGGAAGCAAGACGACTTTTGGACTTCAAGAACATAGCCCCTGAATAGAACTCTGCACTTCCGTCTCTATCATGCCATATTTGGTATGGAGGAATTTCCAAACTACCATTCCAACCATACTCCAAACGATAGCTACGAATAATATCTTCTGTTTGGGCAATGCCAAACAATGGTATATTCCCGTAAACAGGTTCTACAATAGTCTTATCAGAAGGTAGCACCCAATAATTATCGCAATATCTCCATTTTTCAGCTGTAGAAAAGACATCAGGCATAGCGGCACGAATAAAGCTATTCCCTGTACACAATTTATAAATATGGTGCTGATAAATCAATTCTTTCCAACGCATCAAACAATTAGGACGACTAAGTATGCCATTCATTCGTTTATTCGCCCATACTATACTGTCATCCTTAGTTTTCTTCAATTGAAAATTAGCACCTGCAATTCGCGATGCAATATAATCGATCGGGAAAAAGACTTCAGGTATCGTACTGAATAGCGTTAGATAGTTACTGCCCGCTACAATAGGACTAGTAAGGTCCTCAATGTATGCAACTGACCATTTTTCAGCCTTGCCACTTTGAGTATCTATATCCTTATTTTCAGATGAAGTAACTATTTCAACTTCACCTTTAGTCTTAGATTTCTTTCCAAATAGATTATCAAAAAAAATATTCATTGGGTTCCTTTTTGAGCAAAACTAAGTAAAAAGGAAAACCGTTTTCCAAAACACTAAAATCTTGAAATTACGAAAACATAATATCAACAATACAACATCCTTATTTTCAATCACATATAACGCAATTCAATTCAAACCTAATTTTACAACGAACTGTACTAGCCCACTCAAAACAGCACTGGCCTCTTTTGTTTCACTATCTTTATTATAGTCCATCAGATTATTCATGAAGGCAACATATTCCGTATCAGATTCTACTTTTGATGCAGAAAAAAGAATACTATTTTTCACATAATCAGATGTTGCAGCAATACGCTTATCTACATCCGGAAACTCTTTCATTACACGAATCTCCTTGTTTGTACTAGAACGGAGTTCCCGGATAAAAGGGAAATAAGCATCTGTACATTCAATTACACATGAATCAGATTCATGGGACAAAATAGAAGAACGTATATCTTCTGTTGAAGTAGTATCCATAAATACGACATCAACAACATGCCATTTATTTCCACATCTAAACGCTTGTATAAGGACAAATTTCCCATTAACATTCGGCATCACATATAGAATCTTCTTAGTGTATTTACATTCGGTATCTGGATTGAAGAAATTAATAGTGCCATTACAAGCATACAAGTTTCTTTTTCGCCGGTTACTAAACTCTATATACTGCTCACTACACAAATCCACAACGACATATCGGAACGTATCAGACAGGTGTCCGTGCTCCTCATAAGTCTGCAAGGTAGTTTTATTCTTGACCTTAGTTTTAAGAATGGCACCGTTAGCATCTTTCTGTACGCTCATGTAGTCCTCAATAGATACCGAACATGATTCGTCAATGTGTATCTCTATACCGGGAACAGTACAATCAAAGATAGCATTGATAAACTCACCGGTCATGGCAACACTCGGATTCTTGTTGCCTACCTTATCTTCAATCTCGAATCCTTCTTTCTGCAATGTATCTATGAATAAGTCCATCCAGGAACGCTTCTCATCGTCAATGCTGTTTGCCGCTTTCGTTGATGCATCACCATGTACATATAACCTATCAGAATATTGGATAGATTTCAGATACTTTGCAACAAGTTTGGAAGCTTTCTTTACTGTATTGTTGGGGCTTTCAGCACACGTTTCATGGAATTGCCAAACCTTGGTACCAGTTGTGAAATCGACCTGCCAATATGATACGCTGATATACGGAAGCACGTTGTTATCGACAGAGATATGAATAGGTAAGTCCGGAACATACTTATGCTCACCGGAATGTTTGCCACGATTGAAGGAACCGAAGAACTCACTACCGGTACGAATGACACCCCATTCTCCCAATGCGTACACATTGTAATAGTCCGGATCGTGAACTCTATCATACTCAAAGTCGGCAACACATTGCTCATCATAGAAACCATACGTACCGTCAGGACTACCAACAACCCAAAAATTATTCAAATAGGTAGATTGGATAATAACTGTATTAGGGGCCTGTTCCTCGATTTGCTTAGTACGAAGATTAAGTATTTGCCTGGGTGCGTTCTTTCTTACGGATTTGACCTTGGTAAGTTCTTCCGGCAACTCTTTGCCGGCAATGGTAACAGTCATCGGTACATCATGCCATTTATCTTTATCAATAAACTCTTTCTTTATCCAATGGCTTTCACTGATCGGGTTAAAGGTACAAATAATCTGCTGCCCTTTCTTACCACGCAAACGCTTACGTAGCTGCTTGAAATCCGGATGCTCGAACTCTGACCATTCCTCTAACTGAACTCGCTTATAGTTAGAGATACCTTTTATCTTCTCCGGATCGTCAAGACCGGAGAAATCTATCTTCGCACCATTTACCAGACATTTAATAGTATTCTGTTGAAATTTGAACAAATGGGAGATGCCAAGACCGATCGCAGCGACCTTATAATCTTCATAAATGGTTTTGAGAATAGAAGCTCCTACCTTACGCATGACAAGAGTGTTCTCACCATCCTGTAATGTCTGTATCAGTATTGTTTGTGCCACACTATACGACTTACCGGAAGATGAACCTCCATAGAGAATGATAAAACGGATAGTCTCATCATTCAAGTACTTCAATAGATAGAATCCGTTAGGATTTAGCTTCTTATAATTTATAACCATATTGTTCTAAAAGTAAGGTTTCTCCGTAGGATGAATACCGGATTTTGCAGTTCAAATTGTTCTATTCTTCCGAATTCTCATTATCTTCAAATCCGATACGAAGTTCACCGACTTTATTTCCGTCTCCACCTTTGATGTTGACATTCTTATCGGCTTCCCATCCATTCCAGGCACCAAGAATCCGGGCGGCTTCTGTCTTGCCGTTGAACTCATAATTAACCACTCCTCTATTATTCTGAATCTTCTTCAACGCATTACGGGCGCGCTTTGGAAGTTGGGACGGACTTCTCATCTTTGTTTTCCCGGTAACAGGGTCTACATAATGTAAATCATCGGGATCAGCGAGTACAATATCCATTAATACCTTCTCGACCGTTTTCCTCTCTACTTCAGTCTCTTTCGCCCTCTGTTGCTTAATCTCACTTATCCTTGCACTAACCTTGCTATTGGCTAACAATCTGCTAGCAGCACTCCAAATCGTTTCAGGTTTCATCTTTGACGCATCATAAGACATCCTATATGCTTCACTAGCATTACCTTCTGTATCAACGTAGTATTTACAGAATTTCTCTTGCTTGAATGTTAATGGTTTCTCT